GGGAGATACCGAATGGATGCTGGAGCAGTGGGGCTATTGGAGGATGGATGGTATGGGCGTACCTCGGTATGTTTCCCCTCTCTATGCGTTGATCCGCGACAACACGGCATGCGAGGGAGGAGTAAAGGAGTATTCAATGACCGATGATCTGGCCCTAGTGTTGGATGGGGCAGTTGCCCGACTGACGATGCGCGATCAACAGATGGGAAATTATATCTGGTTGTACTTCGGCGCTAAATTTACGGCGTTGCGGATTGCAAGGGAAAACGGGATGGGTGAGGCGAAGGCGCGGGAGGTCATCAAGGCCGGAGTGGCTTGGATCGACTGCGCTCTAGAGACAATTCGGGAGGCCGCGTAAAAAAGTCTTTCCACGCGGATAACGACCTGTTTTCATGACACGGTGTTCAGCTGTTTCAGCGCGACACCACAGGAATAGCCCGACCATTGTGTCGGGCTTTTTCATTGTCAGAAAATTATTCGTGGTGTTCGTAGAAATACTTCAGCGCGTCGAACACTAGCTCGTTGAACTCAATCTGAATGAGATCGTCGCCACGCCGCTTGAGGCGGTAGAGGCTCAGGCCGCCTTGGAATCTAATTTTTGTTTCCTTGGGTTCACCCTTCAGTGCCTCCAGTAACTCTCCCACTGTAATGCTGCTCTCATCGTCCGCATGGATGGTCGCCGGCATGAATGTTGGTGCCCGGGCGTCCACCTACGCCGAGCGCCGCACCGGAACAGTGATTGCCCTACAAGTCCGCCTCGGAGCCATGACGCAGCAGCAGCTCAGTCTCTGGTTCCGGCGCATGACCGCGTATTCCGCAGCCTACCGCGACGAATGGGACAAAGACGTGATCGACGCCGCCAGCGCTACTTGGACCGCGTCACCCAGTACTGGAACCAGCGCCAGCGCGTCGGTGACGTGAAGCAGCGCGTGGCGTAGTATTCGCGAACTTGAACAGGAGGTGCACAGTGAGTGACCTAAACGATGTGATCGGCGAGATTATGGACGAAATTCAGCGCGTCACTGACTCGGGCGGCAAGGGTCTAAAAATCGTTATTCGTGATGCGGGTTTGTGGGCCCGATTGCCTGAACTGGCTGGAGCGAGCTACCAAAGTGTTCCAGGCAATAGTCTCCTGTTCAGTATCCCTGTTTGCCTGGGGAGCAAAATTCCTCCCAAGAAATTTACGGTTGAAGCAGAGGCTTGGGAGGTTGGGTCGTGACTGATCGCGAATTGCTGGAACTGGCTTCGAAGGCTGCAAGGTTTGAGCTTTACGACCATACGATATTGGATGACGGGGTATGGCTATACACCCCTGGAAGCCATATCGATGCAGAAGGTAAGCGACCAATTTTCTTGTGGGATCCGCTCGGCGACGACGGCGATGCGCTGCGCCTTGCGGTGCAGCTCGGCCTCGACCTGAAGCTCTCTCAATACCTCCCAGAGGCCTTTGATCTGGTCCCTGGTGCCACACCCTTGCAGATCGATGCATTCGAAAAGGTCCGGCGCGCCATCGTTGAAGCCGCCGCCGAAATCGGGAGAGCAATGCCATGAGTAAGCATACGCCCGGGCCTTGGGTTTGGGATTTCAATCAAGAAACGCTGACTGGTAATGCTGGCGAGAACGTCATGAGTCTCGGTGATTGCTACCCGGATGGTGGGGAGCCTAATGAGGCTGATGCTAACCTAATAGCCGCCGCGCCTGATCTTCTGGAGGCTCTCGCACTGCTTGAGTCCACCTGCGGTGAAGGCCTGTCATTTGACCACCCGATTAGAATTCATGTCAGAAACGAAATAGCCAAAGCCCGAGGCGAGATAAAAACATGACCGTTTGACCATTTGGCGAGTGTTCTGATACTTTTTTCGCAAGTTGCAAAGATTCGCCCAGAGCGAAACCAACCCCAAAAACCCGGCCATTGAGTCGGGTTTTTTCGTTTTTGATGCGTGGTAGAGCAGAGGTCAGCTCGTTGGGCTCATAACCCGAAGGTCGGTGGTTCGAATCCATCCCTCGCAACCATTTCACAGCACTGTTCCCCTTCATGGTGGTGCTTTGGCCGCTCTCACTGGCGGCCTTTTTTATTCCTCGGAGTTCACCATGGCTGAGCCAGCAAGCACTGCCGCCGGCGTCCTGCTCGTGAAATACGGCGTCGTCATTGCTGGCTTCGCCGGAGCGATCCTCTCGTTGACGTTCTTGCAGGGACTGACCCGCAAGCAGGCCGTATGGGCCTTCTTCACCGGCTTCAGTTCAGCGATTTTCTGCACGCCCCTGGCGGTGAGCTTCTTTCACCTTGAGCCAGGCGGTGAAACCCAGTACGGCGTTGCCTTCCTGATTGGCCTTCTGGCCATGAACATCATTCCAGGCCTGAAGGCCTTGGCGGGACGGTTCGGCGCCACAGGAGCTGCCGGATGAGTACGATTTTGATCCGTGCGTTAAGTGCGGCAGACGCGTTTCTGTGCGTCTTGGTCGTCATCGCCGCCTTCGACTACTTGCGCCGCGTGCGGCCGATTGACCAGCCAGTCCTGAGCATTTCGTTCTACCTGGTGGCCATCGGCGCGTTTGGCGCGTTCGTCACCGCGATTCAAGGACATTGGGTAAACCCGTTCGGCGTGATGATCCACGCCGGCATCGTGGTGTACGCCTGGGCCCGGCGCGGACACATCTTTGAGGCAGTCATCAAATGAACTTCTTCAAATCACTCCTCGCATGGATTGCGAAACCCTTCTATCCCGAGGATCCACAGATGAACATCACCACTCTTGCGTCCGTCCTGATCGTCGGCGCCACCGTGCAACTGGTTGCAAGCGAAGCCGCCGTATTCGAATCCAGCGACAACGCTGTTGCAACCGTCGACGCGACAGGCCTCGTCACTGCCGTGGCCCCTGGCGCCGTGGCAATCACTGCCACTTCGCCGAACGACGTGAACAACACCAGCTTGGTCAACCTGTCGATCACTGCTGCGCCCGAGGCTGTTGCAGCTTTGCCGGTGGCTGCCGCTGCCGCTGCTCCTGCTGTTGCGCCAGCCCCATCCCGTGATGTCATTCAGGTGCTGGAAGGCATCTTGATTGCGCTCGGTCATGAGCTGCCTGCGTGTTGGGCGGAAGCGGCCGCGCTCGCCAAGAAGGTCGCCTAAACGCGAGGTATCCCCCATGGCGCTGACACCAAAGCAGCAGCGCTTCGTCGATGAGTATTTGATTGACTTGAATGCCACACAGGCCGCTATCCGCGCTGGTTACAGTAAAAAGACCGCAGACCAGCAAGCATCTCGCTTGTTAACAAATGTCAAGGTTAGAGCTGAGCTTGCGAAGAGCATGACCGCGAGAGAAGAAAGGACGGCAGTCACCCAAGATTACGTGCTCAGCGGTATCGTGGAAGTGATCGAGCGTTGCCGGCAGGTATCTCCGGTGCTCGACCGCTCGGGTGGGCAAGTGTTTGTTGAGACGCCAGATGGTGATCTTGTTCCAGCGTTCGGCTTTGATGCCAAGAATGTGTTGAAAGGATTTGAGCTGCTGGGCAAGCATCTGAAGTTGTTCACCGAGAAGCATGAAGTTAGCGGACCTGGTGGTGGCCCAATCAAAACTATGACCACTGACCTTGGGAAACTGACCGATGAGCAGCTCGAACAGCTTGAGCATCTCGCCGCAGCTGCTCGACCTGACATCGATTAGAAATGAGCGTGCTCGCCGTGGGCTGCTGCAGTTCACCCTCAGAACAAAGCCGGACTTCGTTGAGGGCTGGTTTAACCGTGAGGTCGCCGTAGCCCTTCAGCAGTTCTACTACGACGTCGAGCGTGGCTTGCAACCACGCCTGATGATCTTCGCGCCACCCCGCAGCGGGAAATCTGAGCTGTTCAGCCGGAGATTCCCGGCTTGGGCGCTTGGTAAAAACCCTGATTTGCAGATGATCGCTTGTTCGTACGCCTCAGACCTAGCCAACCGGATGAACCGGGACGTGCAGCGCATCATCGATGACGACGCATACCACAGTATTTTCCCGGACACCTGCCTGAACGGTAAGCGCGTGGTGACCGTCACCGGAACCGCGCTGCGCAACAGCGAGATTTTCGAGGTCGTCGGCCATTCAGGCGCCTACCGAAGCGCCGGTGTCGGTGCGGGCATCACCGGGATGGGCGCCGATATCGGCATCATCGACGACCCGGTCAAGGACGCCAAGGAGGCGAACAGCGAGACGGTCAGACAGGCGATTTGGGACTGGTACACCACCACGTTCTACACGCGACTGTCGCCGAAGAGCGGGATTTTGCTCGGCATGACCCGCTGGCACTCCGACGACCTGGCCGGGCGCCTGCTCCAACAGATGGAGGCCGGCGAGGGCGATAACTGGACAGTCGTGAGCTTCCCGGCCATTGCCGAAGAAGACGAAGCGTTCCGGAAAATCGGCGAGGCTCTTCACCCTGAGCGCT